TCAGCTTCCTTCCTGTGAGGCGGCGGCCTTGCCGCCGAGGGCGTCGGCAGCGCCTTCGTTCATCGCCTGGCCCGGACGTCTTGGCGGCGTCAGCGGTGTCGGCGTCGGCGGCGTATAGGACGTCGCCGGCACCACACGGGATGCTTCCTGCGGTCCCGGGAATTGCCCAACGCGCAGCCCGGGCCCGTAGCCGAAGCGCGTCTGGAATCGCGATGCAGTGCCGCTCATCCGAGGACTCCGAGGTCAAGGATATGCGGCGGGTCCTCGAGATACGGCTCAAGGCTCACCGGGCCGCCGAGCGACTTCTTCGCCGTCTGGCGCCGGATTTCGTTCTCAGCCTCTTTCGCCCGCGCTGCGAGGCGCTGCGCGCGCAGCGCAGACAGGCCGAACGTGTCCGCCAGCAGGTTGCCCGCCATCACCGCATAGGGGCGGAATGCGAACATCGGCACGGATGCCAGCGGCCACGCCATGTCTTGCCGGTTCGCGAGGCGCTTGCCGCGCAGCCCCTCATGGACCTCGCGCAGCGCTTCCAGCGCCAGGGCGGCGTCCTCGGCGCGGGCGGTCTCGCCCTCGGCCAGCACATTCATGGTCTGCAGCGTGGCGCGCACCACGTCGGTGATGTCCGCGCTCGGGTAGCCGTAGACGACCAGCGACAGATCGCCTGTCGCCGAAGTCGCGGCCGCATCTCCGACCGTGATGCGCAGCGGCGTGGCTTTGCCGTAGCGATACCACTCCGTGTTGGCTGGTCGGTATTCCAGCAGCTCGCCGCTCTGCGCTGCATCGCTGTCAGCCACGAAGCGGTCGGCATCGGCCGCATCACCAATGTCGAGGGTGACGGTCGGGATCGCCGCGCTGTCCAGGACGGACACCGACAGATCAAGCCCGGCCACCGTCGTTTTTTCCGGCATCGTCACGGCCAGGAGCAGCGTCCCGGCCGTGAGCGAGCCGGTCACGCTGCCGGTCGCGACGAAGGTGTCGAAGCCGAAGAGCGGATTAGCCACTGCTCAGCGCTCCTTCGGCTGGAGAAACAGGAAAAGCGGGGCGCGCCGAAGCCCGCCCCGCTCAGTCATCACGCGTCGGCCGGGGCCGCGAAGTAGCCCGTCACCACGCCGTTGTCCTTGAGGTCGTCGGTGTCGCCCGAGCCCGACCCGAAGATCAGCTTCTTGATGCCGCGGATCTCTTCGATCGCGACGCCGTTCTTGTCCGCGTAGTCGAACACTTCGGTCACCGAGCGGGTGCGCTTGGCGTAGCCGACGCCGATCGCTTGCGCGCCGCACAGGTACACCGGCGACACGTCCGCAGAGGACGCGCCGACGCCCGCATAGATCGGGATGTTGTCCACGAGCTTGAACACCATGCCGTCGTAGTGGAGGTCGGCACCGGAGATGATCGGGTTGTCCATGCCGCGCTGCATGGCATCGCGGTTGATCGTCTCCAGACTGGTCTGCAGATCGCGGAAGGTCCGAGGGCCGCAGAACACCACGTAGACGCGCTTGCCTCCCTTCACCTCGATCGGGGTGACGGCCGGATTCGCCGCCAGCGCCAGGCGCTTCATCTGCCTGGCAGCCGCCGCCGTGAACTTGTCGTTCGTGGTGTCGAGGGTCAGAAGCGCCGCAGAGTGGTCGTTGGCGGCGTTGTTGCCGATGGCCGCGCCGAACAGCACGCGGTCAGCGTTGTCGACCAGCCACGCGTCCTTGTTGCCCTCGGAGGCCGATCCGTAGGCCGTGCCATTGATGCTGCCAAGCGCCGTGATGATGTCGTCACGGGTCTTGTTCATGATCCAGCGCTTGAGCGCGCCGCGGGCCGCGTCACGGAGGTCGATCGCCGAACGCTGTTCGGACATCTCGGCCACGCGCACGCCGTTGCGGACCTTGTCCACATAGAGGCGGAAGCTGCGCGTCTCGAGCGCCTCCTCGCTACCTTCCAGCGTGGCGGTGCCGGTGACGCCGGCGCCCGACAGCGAGTTCACGAGCGCGAAGGTGATGGAATCGCCGCGCTTCTTCGACAGGTCCTCATTGACCTGGATGATCGCCGAATCGTCCGAGCCCATGTAGGGCTTGAAGACGGAGTCCTGGTGGTATTCGACGAAGAACTTGTCGTCCCACTGCTGGACTGTCAGGCCAGTGGCCTGGGTGGTGTCAGCCATGATTGCTGCCCCTCAGGGGCGCGGCCTCAGCCGTTGCGCCCAAAGACGTTGCTCAGAGGCGTCGGACCACCCCAGCCAGGCCCCGAGCGGGGCGCGACGGAGGTGGCAGACGCCAGGCTTGTGGGCAGTCGGGGTGCGGGTGCTGGCGCGACGGGTTGCGCGGGCTGCTGCCGCTCCTGCATGCGGCGCTCGACCTCGGCGGCGATGAACGATTCCGGGTCTTGGTGCTTCTGCAGAATCGGTTGCCAACGCTGCTGCGCGAGGAGGTGCTTGCCGATTTCGTAGGTTCGGACCGCTGGCGAGGGATGGCTGCGAAGTTCGGCCGCAATTTCGTTGGCCTGCTTCGTGCCCGATTGCGCGTAGGCAGCCACAGCCGCCTCCGCCTCATCGTATCCCTCAAACTGCCGCGCCACCGCGTAACTCGTCGCGAGACGCGTCTGCAGCAACGCCTCCTCCTGACGCTCATGGAACGTCTGGATGAAGCGCGCCGGATCCTGGAACAGCAGCTCTTCCAGCGGCACCGGCGGGGGCGCCGGCTGCTGGGGAGGCTGCTGCACCGCCGGGGGCGCGGGAGGCGCCGCCAGCTTGGCCCGGAGATCCGCCAACTCGCGCTCGACGGCCTGGCGCTTCTCGCGCTCAGCCTTGACCGCGGCAATGCGCCCGTCCTCTTCCCTCGTGGCCGGCGGCGCCACTGGCGGCTTCGGCGCGAACTGGCCGCGCTCATCGCGCGGCTGTCCAGGCTTCGGCTCTTCGCCCGTTTCCGGCGTCGGCGGCGGCTCGGGCGGCGTTGCCGGCTGCCCTTCCGGCGCCGCTGCCCGTTCCACCGGCTCGTGCCGGCCGAAGATGTCTCCCAGCGGCGTAGGGCCGCTGTTCGCCTCCGGCTCCATTGCCGGGGCGCCCGTCATTTCCTGATCCATGATCACCCGCGATCGCCCGGTGAGGCCCGGCGGCAGCCCTGTTCGCCCGGTTGAGCCCGGCGGCGGCTATGCGGCGCGGTTGCCCACGCCGAAACTGTGTCAGGCCGGCAGCACGTTGACCGGCTGCGCCATGCGCGCCAGTGCGTCCTGCTGTGCCTTGGCAGCGTCGAGTTCCAGCCGAGCGCCGTCCAGCGCCGCGTCCGTCTGATCCCTCTTCGCCTTGCGCTCGACCTCAAGCAGCGCCGGGTTGGGCGGCGGCGGCGCCTGCAGCATCTGGTTCACGCGCTCGATGATCTTGTCCTTGTTGCGCAGGTTGGTCGTGCGCAAGAACGGCTCGATCAGCGCCGGCATGAACTGCGGAGCGGCGCGCAGAACGTCGCCCAGCACCTGCTGCTGTTCGGACTGCAACGTGACCACGTCGGGCGCCTCGTCTACCACGATGTCAACCATCGTGCGGGCGACATCGTTCTGCACCTCCATGACCGGCTCGCCCGTGTACGGGTCCACGCCGACCGGCTCCGGGACGTTCAGCCCGACCCACCGGAGCTTCTGCTCGTCGTCGGTGACGCGCAGCCATATTTCGGCGGTCCAGAACTGGCGGATACGCTGCCACACGGCCTCATAGACGCGCCGCTTCCAGTCGCGGTGCGCGTCCAGCAACATCCCGACCTCGATCAGCCCGCCCTGCTGCGATAGAGCGATGGCGCGGCCGGAAGCGACGCCCTGCTGCTTGCCCTGCATGCTGGCGTTTGGCCCCATGCCGGCCATCGCGTTGCGCGCGTCGGCGAGCAACTGCCACTGACCGGCGGCCATGTCGCCTGTCGGGACGATTTCTGCGGAAAAGCCGGGGTTCTTGATTATGAACCCATCCGGCTTGGCAAACTCACGGCGCGCCTCGTCCTCATCCGGGAACGCGCCCACCTCCGCCATAAGCTGCCGCACGGAGAGCAGATGCAGCGCCTTCGACCGGCGCTTGTTCACCTCATCCTGCATGTCGATGAGATCGCGCACCGCGCCGTACCGGGCATTGTCGCGGTCGATGTAGCCCGAGCCGAACACCAGCGGGCAGGCCGGCTTGCCGTCCTCGTCCACATAGGGCGATGGCTGCGCCTCATCGAGAAACCCGCCCTTGGTATAGGCCGCGTATTGCCAGCCCTCGGGGGCGTTCCAATAGATTTGCGCCACGCGGACGCGCTTGCGCTTACCGTCGCCCCAAACGCCGTGCTTGGGCCGATCGTCGTAGGTGTCGGAATGCGCCGTGCTGGCGTAGCTGCCCGCAATGGCCTCCTTGCCGTCTGGCCAACGGGCCAGTACGTCCTCTTCGTCAAGCCACGTCACCAGCCCGAGATACTTCGCGTCGCTGAAGTCTTCCTCGGAGCTGTGCGGGTCGTAGAACATGCGGTCCCACGGGACGCGCTTGATCCTGATGCGGAAGCCGAACGCCCCGCCCTCTTCCACGCACACATCCACGCCGCAGGCGCCGTCCACGATGCGGTTTTCCCAGCAGCGGGACGCCGTTTGCGGAAAGCGCTGCTCATCGATCACGAAGCGCAGCCCATCCGTGACGGCCTCGGCCGCCCCCTCGTGCTGCGGCGTGCGCGGGAACGCCTTCGGATCCTGCCGGCTCTGCTTCTCCAGCCCGGTCAGGTAATCGACCTTGCGGCGGACGAGATTTTCCACGATGGCCGGCTGCCGGCGCTGCGCCAGGGCGGAACGCTCCTCCGCGGTGAGCTGCTTGCCGTCATAGTAATCGCGGTCGCGCTCGGCCTTCTGGCGCGCGTCCGCGGTCGACATCTCCGCGTCTTCAAACCACTGGCAGAGCGTGGGCAGCATATCGCGCTGTTCAGCCATGCCGCCCTCCCTCATGCCACCTTCCACGAATCCGGATCCTCTCGCTTGCGGTCCCACCGATCGCGCGGCGGGGCGGTATCCGGTTTCAGCGCCTTCGCCGGCACCATCACGTCGAGCAACTGCCCAACGAGTCCGAGCGCATCTACCTGGTCGTCATGCCGGCCGGCGGGGAACGCCAGCAGTTCGGCCTCAAGGTCAGCGATCCACGGCGCATCGGGCCGCAGCCGCAGCCCGTCCAGCGCCATGCGGCCGATGATGGACTGCGCCCGCACCGCCTTGTCGCCGCGCGTCGGGAACTGCCGCCGGCTGGTGAATGTCCTTCGCTCGCGCATCCGGCGATCGAGGAACGGGCCGACGCCCGCCTTGATCTGGCCGTTCTCTTCCGCCCAGGCCAAAGGCTTCCACTTCGCGACCAAGTCGCAGAAGGCCTCGACCCACACATCCGCGGACGCCTGCGCCCGCCACACGTCGAGCAGATGCAGCCGCCCGGCGGCGTCCATCCCGACCACGACATGCACCGTGTAGTCGCCGCCGTCGGCGGTCACCGCGTAGTCGGATGCTCCATAGACCCGCATCCGATCGGCCGCAGGCGGCGCCTCGCGGACCAGCCATTGCCGCCGGAACAGCGAGCCTTCGGCCGGCGCGGGGCGCTGCTGGTAGAGCGAGGCCCACGTCCGCGCTTCAGCCTTCGCGCGCTTCTGCGCGAGGTCCGCCGCATAGCCGTAGCTGTCATCGCCCCACAGGTACTCGCCGGGTTTCCGGCCCAATGGGTCATCGGGGGCGTCGGCCACCGCCGGGATGCGCAGGACGCGCCACCCGTCGGGCTGCCGATCTAGGATTCTCCCGAAGAGATCATCCTCATGCCAGCGGGTGCCGATCAGCACCTGCGCCGCGCCTGGACGAAGGCGGGTAACGAAATCGTCCTGGTACCACTGCCAGACCTTCTCGCGCTGCCCCTCGCTCTCGGCCTCAGCCCGGGAGCGCATTGGATCATCGATCAGCCCGAGATCAGCGCGGAAGCCCGCGATGGCTACTGCCACGCCGGCCGCCTTGTATTCGCAGTCGTGCGACGTGCTCCATTGCCCCTCGGCCTCGCGGTCCAGGCCGTAGCCGAGCAAGGGCCCGTGCTCCCGGATGCGGCCGCGGACACGGCGCGAAAAGGACGCCGCGAGGTCGGAGGTATTCGACGCCGCGATGATGCGGCGCCCCTCGCCTTGCGCCAGCCACCACGCGGGAAAGAGATCGGAGGCGTAGGTGGACTTAGCCGAGCCTGGCGGCAGGAACAGCATCAGGCCCTGAGTCTCGCCGCGGGCAACGGCCTCGAGCTCCCGGATGATTAAGCGGTGATGAGCTGCTGGCCGGTGTGCCCGCGACGAGAGCGCGTGCTCGCACCACGCTGCGAGATCAGTCCTGATCCTCCGCCGCGCCAGCAGTCGCTCTGCGGCCTCGTGCGGCGATAGCGGCAAGTTCCTCGTCCGTCATGCTGTCGGGATCGGCGTCGCGCATTTCGACCCGCTGCACCGGGGCGCCGTCCATGCGTTCCGCGGCCTTGGCGACCATCTCCGCGTGCTTCGGGTGCTTCGGGTCTTTCAGGATGGCGAGCCACCGCTCAGCGGCGATCTCGCGCGCGCCGGCCTCGGCCATGAGATCCGCGACGGTCTGGCGCCCCTCGCCGTCCTTCACGCCTGCTGGCCTCCCGACTGAGTGCCCTGGCTGGAACCGCCGCGCGCCCCTGGCCGGGCCGCCCCAGCCGCCGTTGCCGGGAGGGAAGCGGCCGGTCTTCGGGTCGCGGTCGGTCATGGGGCCGCGGGCAGCGGGACCGCCGGCTCGGGAAGGACCGGCTTCGGGTAGATGAAGTTCATCGAGTTCACTGGCTCGCCCGACGCGTCGTGCTCTGCCTTGCAGAGCGCGTAGGCGACTTCGTACGCCACCTCCGCGCGCTCGAACTCGCCTCGTGGCGCACACCCGCCGCTGCGGTCATCGCCGAACCAACGCGTCACGATGAAGCGCGTCACGGGACGCACCCGATACTCAACACCCATGGCTTTTCTCCGAGGAAGCGACCGCCGCAGCGGCCTATCCGACCGGGATGGCCGGAATCGAAAAGCCCGCCGCGGCGCGATGCCGGGCGGGCTCTGGACACACTTCTGGCGTCACGAGAATCGACCTATCACGGCACGTCCTCTGGTGCAAGCCTCAAATGATCCGCGATGGCGGTCAGGCCGTCGCGCCATAGCGGCAGTGGGTCGCGCTCGACCAACCACTCGCCCATGGAGAGGACGGTCAGCGGCCAGCGGGTGGGCTGCGGCGCGTACTGCAGCAGCTCGGCGAACTCGCGGCGGTCGCGGGCCACTGCTTCCTCATCCCGCACCGCACCGCCAGTGCGCCGCCAGGGCGAGCGCCCGCCGCCGAGGCCGTAGAGCCGGGCGAGCGTGGACGCGGCGGTGACTTGGCGCCATGTGAGGAGGCAGCGCTCCTCCAGGTGCATGAGGATGCCCTCGGCGGCGGACAGGACGAACTCGCCGGCGTCGTCGCCGGGGATCTCCACGGCGCTGCGGCCATCAGGCAGGACGATGCGGCGGACTGCGTTCATGGGTGGCGTGCCTCCTGGGCGGCGCGTTCAGCGTCCTTGCGCTTGCCGTGCAGCGAAAGGGCCTCATCCCAAGGGCGGTCCTCGCGCTCGCGGATGACTTCGAGCGCCCACGGCTGGAGGCGAACGACGCGCACCTCGCTCACCCGCCCCTCACTTCCAGCCCCGTCAGCCCCGGCCGCTCGACGCAGACGACAGACGCGCGCCGAAGCTCTTTCAGCGCCGCCTCTCGGATCGCTTCGTCCTTGGTCTCGTGGGCGATCTCGATCAGGCGCATGCGCTGCGGCGCGGTCAGGGCGGGCTCGACCTCGGCGATGGTCATCTCGCTGCGGCGCCACGCAGGCGCATCGCTGCCGTGCTCCGTGCGGTGGTCGGTCATCGTGCGTGCGTCCTGATCGCCGCCGGCCCAAGCGCGGGATGCGCCGCCCCCTCGCAATGCGGGCAGGGCCAGCAGGTCCGGCGGAGCGCCTGATAGACGAAGCCTTGGCCGAGGCACGTCCAGCAGAACTCCTCCCTGTCCCCGCGCATCGGGTCGCCGTGCTGGGTCATGCGCCGTCCCTCGCGTTCTCGACCAGCGCCTGCCGCATCCCCGCCTCGGTGGCGTCGAGGATGCCGGGCAGATCGCGCAGCACTCGGCGAAGTTCCTCGTCCCGCTCGCTCGGCGGCAGGTTGCAAAGCTCCTGCGCCAGCAATGCCGAGAGCAGCGTGATGCGCCCGTCGATGCTCAGAGGCTCGATCCGAGCCGCCACAGGGCGCACCAGCGCCACAATTGCCGCCGCCTCACTCATCCCCGCCTCCCGCATCTCGCAGCCGAACGATGCCCTCGCCGCGTCGGACCATCTGGCGCCTGAGCTGGCCTGTGCGGCGGGAGCTCCGGCGTGCCCGGAAATTGACCCGGCCGGCGTCGTCCACGCGGAACTGCATCTCATGCACCAGTCCGCAATCGCAGCAGGCCATGCGGTAGCCGGGCGTCGGCGCGAGCCAGTCGGACCAGCCGTCGGCACCCTCTTGCTCGACGGGGTACGCGCGCCGCCGCCCGCTCATGCCTTGCGCTCCGGCTGCGCGTGCGCCGCCAGCGCGCGGAGGAGGAGGAGTGCTGGTCTGAGCGAAGGGTTGAGGCCCGCGAACCCGTCCAGCAGGTCCACTGCTTCTCGTAGAGCGCTCACCCCCGCCGCCTGCGCCACGGCCGCGAGCGCGGCGCGGGCCTTGCCATAAGCGGCGTCGTAGTCCGCCTTGAACAGGTTGATCTTCGGCCGCGCGAACGTGCCGGGCTCAAGCGCCCCCGCCACGGCCTCCACCAGCCCGGCCGCGTCGAGCTGCGGCAGAGGGGCGGGGGTGTCAGGCATAGATGCAGTCCTATCCTGCACGGGCAGCCTCCCGTTCCTTCCAGTGCCTCTCGCTCTCGCGGTCGGCCCATGCTTGCACGCGCGGCTCCTTAGCCACCTCATCCCAAACGGCGCGGTAGTCGGCCCACCACGCTGCCTTGTCGTGTGCGGTGTCCATGTTGCCGACCATCCAAACAGCCGCCATCAGCCGCTCGATTAACGGCGCCTCATCCCCCGCGTCGAGCTGCGGGGCGGGCGCGCGGTCAGGTGCGGGTGGCTGCTCCATCAAAGCCTCCCCAAGCCCAGCACGACATGCCCGTCCTCGATGCCGAAGCCACCGCCCGCTAGGACGTAGGTGACACGCACGGCCCGCATCAGTGGGCGGCCTGCGTCGTCGCGGGTGTAATCCGCGCGCTCTGGCTCCCACCTCTGCAGCAGCAGCACGTCGCCCTCGCGGAACCCGCGATCGTCGCGCCGCACCTCGAAGGTCTTGCGGCCATCGCACACCGCGTCGAAAAACTCCGGCCACGTCTTCAGCGGGTGAAACGCGCTGCGCTCTCCCGCCTCATCCCCCGCGCGCGTCGTTTTGTGGGTCATGGTGTGGGGCTCCGGAACAGATGCGGGTGAGTGGCGCGCGCGACGTCGGGCAACCACGGCGCACGGTGCGTCACCGCCAGAGAGCCGATCCGCCACCGGATGGCATTCGCTAGCCGGTTCCGCTGCAGGAGCGGACGCCCTCGCAGGACCGCGGGCGCCCACTCGAAATGGAGCAGCCCCGCCTTCGGGAGCCTACGCCGCACATGGCGCGGGATTGCCGCCTGCATCTCGCTCACCTGAGGCAGCGGGCGCAGCGGACCGCCAGAAGCGATCCACGCATCGTGCTGCCGAGACACCCGCTGCAGCCAATCGTCGGCTTCCTCACTCATCCCTCACCCTCCTCCATCTGCTCTCTGTCGCGCAGCCAGCGCATTGCGCGGACGGTATCGCCGCGCTCGAGCATGTTGATCGCGGGCTGGGTCTCGGCCGGCGCGTTGTCCTCGAGGATCCAGCGCGCGCGGTCGGCGTAGCCGTGCTCGAGCAGGGCCAGGGCGCAGCGGATGTCGGCGCGAAAATCGTTGCTCATGCCGAAAATACCTGTTGACGGCCGACAACATTTGGCCGCATATATGCGGCCACGGACGCGGGATTGGCCCGCTCCAGAACGGCAGAGAGGCCGAGATGTTCGAAATCAAGCGCGAGAAGGCGGGCGCCACGACGTTCCTGACCGTTACGGTCAGCGATGCCTCCGTGATCGAGGCTGTGTGCGCAGCGATGTCGATCCCGACGTTCACCCGCCGCGAGGGCCTGACGCAGGTCGTTCGCTGCAACAAGCGCGAGATGGAGATCGTCGAGCGCCGTCTCGCCGCCCTGCGCTCCGCCCACCAGACTGCCCGCACCGTTGAGGTTCCGCTCGGCAGCAATGTCGTGGCGTTCTCGGCACCCAGCACCACCTGGAAGCGCCGCGTCCTGCACCTGGAGTATTCCCCCGTGCGCCCGGCTGAGACGGTGCTCGGCGAGGGCGGCCAGGTTCTGCGGTTCACCGGCTGGGGCCGGTCGTTCGTCTGCACTAATGAGCTGGCGGAGCCGCAGTTCCACGGCCAGGCCGTCCGCTACGCCTACTACGCCTGAGAGGAGGGCGGCATGAAATCCCCCAACTGGCTGCGCGACGCAGCGGCCCGCCTCGACGCGGAGCGAGTGCCGAGCGAGGCCGAGCGGGCCCAGGCGATCGCTGAGGCGATGCCGATTCCAGCCGGTGCCGCGGATTGGGCCGAGTTGCGCCGCGCGATGCTCGCCCGGATGGCCCTGGCGGCCCTGCGCGGCCACGACGCGGTGCGGCTGTCCCAGAAGGGCTACCCGATCTGGGTGGCCCGGAGCCCCGGCGAGGACGGGCAACTCTCCTACACCCCCCGCGGCGCGGCACGAGAGATCGCGGAGCGCCTGGGCGACGATCGGTTCGTGCAGCATCTGGCCCGCGCCGAGGAGGCGGCGCGCTACGAGCGCCGCCAGGAACTCGCCCGGATCGGGGAGGCGCTGTTCGGTCCGGAATGGGTGGCGCCGACCGCGCGGCTGCTGGAGGTCGATCTGCGCACCGCGCAGCGATGGGCGTCCGGCACGCGCGGCGATGCGCCGTCCGATGCAGTCCTCGCCGACCTGCGACGGCGTGCGGCCGCGGTCGCCGGCAATCGTCGAGGGCAGTTGCGCCGCTGGCTCGCCACGTTGGATGCGCTGGACACGGAGCCGGGCTGACGGGTATCCAACCAGTTCCCCGCCTCGCGGGGATACCGCATAGCGGATGGCGGCGAGCGCGGCGGGGGTCATGCGGCGGCCCATCCGATGACCTCGAAGTGCCGCCCCTTGATGTGACGCAGGATCGGCTCTGGCTCCGGCGGCTCGGGCTGCCACACGCAATTGCCCTCCATGTCCACGCGCTTCCCCTGCCGCTCCCATGCGCTGAACGCCTTCCACATCGGGTTGCGCTCGCTCGGATATCGAGCGAGCGGCTCGCCGTCTTTGCGGAGGAACGTCGGGCCGAGGTAGCTGTGCCAGTCGAAGCGGTATTGCTTCCCGTCCAGCATGGTCAGCTTGAACTCTGGCAGCACGGTCATGCTCCCGCCCGGGAAACGGAACCGCGTGCGGATGTCGCTGGCTGAAAGCCAGGGGCCGTAGATCTCGCTCACCGCCACCGCTCCCGCTGCCCCGAGCGCATGCAGGCGGCGAACGCGTGGTCGAGTGCCTGCGTGCCGCCTGGAATCTCGTCGATCTGCGGCGCGTCGCCCACGGCTCCGGCCTGGTGCCAGGCGGTCCATCGCGCTTCGTGCGCTGCCCACACCGCGGCCCGGGCGGCGCGGGACAGGCGGGGCGCTGACTGCTCGGGGGACGCATCCGGACCGGACAGGGACACCCGGACATTCCGGGTTCCCCCTAAAGGGGGAAACCCCGTGATGTCCGGCTGGATGTCCGGCCGGACAGAACCGGACATGTCTGGGTTTGTCCGGCTTTGTCCGGCCCTCAGATGACCCATACCCGCCCCCTGTTCATGCCGATGACGTTCGCCTTCAGGAGGGCATCGGAAGCGCGGCGGAACGCCTTCTGCTTCGTGTCCTGATCGGCGCCAGGCTTCGCGCGCTCGTAGAAGCGCTCGCGCCACCAGCCGTCCGGGATGCTCCGGAGGCCGGGCGGGCAGCCGTGATGATCGGGCTCACCGTGCGAGGCCAGGGCATCATGGAGGATGCGAAGCGCCGTCTCCTGATCGCCAGACAATCGCCCGGACGGCCGCTGGGCCGGGACTTCGCCCGCACCCAGCTCCACCAGCACCAGCGATGTCTGCGCGCCTTCCCCGGGCTCGCCTCCGTCCATGCCGACCTTGCGGGCTTTGATGACTATCGCATCGCCTTCCTCTGCATCCTTCTGTGCTGTGACTTGGATGGTCAGCGTGGCGTCTTGCCGCTCGACCGTGATTTCTGTGTCCACAGCGCCGAGCAGCGCCGAACTGCCCCGCGCGCCGCGGTCCTTGTCCTTGCCGGTGTGATGCACCGTCAGGATCGCGCAACCGACCTCGGTGCGGATCTCGTCCATGCCGCCGACCGCAACGCCCATGTCCTGCGCGCTGTTCTCGTCGGCGCCGGCCATGCTGCGGGCCAGCGTGTCGTTGACGGCCAGGACGATGCGCATGCCGTCGGCTTCGGCGATCGCCAGCGCGGTGCGGATCACCTTCTTGACGTGATCGGCCTGCATGATGCGGAAGGGCACGGCCAGCAGCCGGAACGGGGCGTTGCGGTCTTCGACGCCATGAAAGGCGCGCCAGGCCTTGATGCGCCGGCCCATGCCGCCAACGCCCTCGCCGGCGATGTAGAGCACGCCGCCCTGCTTCACGGGGCGCCCCTGCCACGGCAGGCCATAGGCGATGTGCAGCGCCCAATCGAGCGCGACGAACGACTTCAGCGACTTCGGCGGTGCGATCAGGCTGGCGTTGCTCGCCTCGACCAGCAGGCCTTCGATCAGCCAAGTCGGAGGCGGAAGCCCCTCGATTTCGTCCAGGCTGAGCGTCGGGAAGATCGACGGCGCCTTGGGCTCATCGGTCGCCGCCGGGCGGTGCATGTCCGCGCTGATGTCGGGCTCGTAGTCCCAATGCGCGGGCGGCTCGTCGTGGGGCGGCGGCTCCGGCGGGGCGAACTCCTCAGTGACGCGCCGGATGAGCTGCGGCCGCTCCGGCGCCTGCCGCGGGCTGCGGCTGCCATCAGCGATCGCGCGCTCGACCTTCTTGCGGATTTCCTCCGGCACCCAGGCGGGCTTGCCCGGCTCGGACGCCATCGCCATGCCGGCGCGGATCAGGGTCTCCCGGGCGAAGCCGGCCTCCAACTCGCCGCCAGCGATCAGCGCCCCGATCTTCAGGCCAGCCTCGTTGAGCGTCATCTCCTGCCGGCCGAACGGCGCGTTGCAGATGGCGTCGGATTCGTCGGAGAGCGCGGCCAGGCCATAGCGCGAGCCGGCGGCAGAGGTGTCGCGCCACTCGCGAGAGACGCTTGGACGGGCAGCCGGCGGCGGCGCGGGCGGGTCCAGCAGGTCCACGAGCCAAGCCGGCATCGCGACCGGCATGGCGTCGTCCGCGATCGCGTAGCCGTCGGACGGCGGGGCGATGATGTAGCCACCCTCTCCGCGCACATCGACGCCGGGCGCAATCTTGGACGCGCTGTTGCGCACGCGCCGGCCGGCGGGATAGCGGAACAGGAGGTGCAGCCCTCCGGAGCGCGTGCGGTGGCGCCGCGTCGCCGGCAGGCGGTGCTCGTTGGCGGCCAGCCATTCCAGGCCGGAAGCACCGTCCTTCACATCGAGGTCGATCACGGCCAGGTCGGACGCCTCGCCAGTCGGGACGCCGATCAGGGCCGCGCCGGGGCGGCGGAACATGGTGCGCACGGCGTCGGTGTCGCGCGAGGCGTCCTTGAAGCCATGCTCCGTAACCGGCCGCTTGTCGGCGCCGCAGGCGAAGACCGGCCATTGCTGCGCAAGGAAGGCGGCGGTTTCGGCGAGGCTCACTCCGCGGCCTCCCGGTGCGGGCGCGCCGCGCGGTCCATCTCCGCCAGCCGCACGAGCTGGTTCATCGCCGAGACCGTGCCGGCGACTTCCTCGCGCACGTCGGCGATGGCGGCGCCGCGCGCGAGCCAGTCGCGGAGGGTCGCGAGCAGCTCCTGCCGGTCGGAGACGAAGCGCGCGTGGGTCATGAGCCCTCCCCGCTACGCACTTCGACGTATCGGACAACCTTCCGCAGCTTCAGCGCGCGCAGGATGGATTCGCCGGGCTCGCGCCGGGCGTTGAGCACGTCGCTGACATAGGACTGCGAGATGCCGTGGCGATCTGCCCAGACCTTCTGTCCGCCAGCGGCGCGGCAGGCGGCCTGCAGCATGGTGCAGACGTCCATGGAGTTGAGGCCGGGGAGCTTCATACGCGCCACCCCGCTGCCCGCAGCACAGCGCATGCCTCGTCCTGATCGCGGACCATGGCGGTGACGTGCCCCATGCGGGCCAGCGTCGCGCGGGTGTCGGCCTGGCGCTGCCAGTGAGCGCGGTCGTGCTCGTTCTTCGGCTTTGCGCCGGGCGCCTTCACCTCGAGATAGGCGGTGCGGCCATCGGGCCCGATCACCGTCAGATCCGGGAAGCCGAGGATCGTGTTGCGGATCTTCATGCCGCGTCCCGCGGCGGCAGAGCGCGCCTCGTTCGGGTTGGCCTGGACCAAGCAGCCGTAGAGGGCGAGGCGCGACTTGATCGCGTTCACGACGGTGCCCTCGCTGACCTTCAGCGTGCGGCGCTTCGGCGCGCGCCGGCGGCTCGGGATCGCGGTGTCGAGCGGCTCGTCGCCGAGCAGGAGGGCCACGTTGCTCATCGGCTTGCCACCCCCACCGAGACCGGCCCGCAGCCGTGGATGAGCAGTTCCTGCCCCGGCCGCAGCGCGCCGCGGATCCAGGCCTCGGCCTGTTCGCACGAGCGCGCGGTGACGGTGCCGTGCTCGGCCGCGTCGAGCGCGTCGGAGTCGGCGCGGAAGAGGAGGAAGGAGAGGATGACGAGCATGGGGGCGGTCATGCTGACGCCCCGCTTCGGCGATCGCCGCCGACCTGGGGCGCGGCAAGCGTCGCCCCGGCATCCCGCAGGATGCGCAGCGCGCGCGAGACCGTGGACGGCCAGACGCCATGCTTGGCCGCGATCGCGGTGACCGTCAGGCCGGCGCGAAAATCGTTGGCGTAGGTGAAGTAGTCCACGCGTCGCGCAGGTGCGCCAAGCGCCAGCTTCGGCACCGCTCCATTCTTCCGGCGCGCGCGATAGGCATGGCAGTAGACGGTGCGCGTTGAGATGCCGAGCTGCCGGGCGATCTCGGTCGCCTGGAACCCGAGCGAATAGAGGCGCGCGATATGCTGCTCACGGGGGGTCATGCCCACCTCCGCCGCTGCTTGCGCGCGCAGTGGACGCACCGCACCTCGCCGGCTTTCCGGGGCAGGAAGTCGTCCTGGCACGCAGGACATCTCGCCACCGCCAAGAAAAGCCCGCGGCGGCCATCGCTGACCGCCGCGGAAGTTTGGGAGGAAACGTCCAGGAACGCGCCGGTGCAGTGCCCGCCGGCGCTCGGGGTCTGGTTGGCGGCGGGGATCGCGTGGGAGAGTGTCGCGTCCCCGCCGCCGTCGCGCGCCGCAGGAAGGAACGGCGCGGAACTCATGGGGTCACCTGCCCCGCCTTGCCTGGGCGAAGCAGCTTTTCGCGCGCTGCGCGCACCATTCCCCTGCCGCGGTCAGCAACCGCCCGAGCCATGTAAGCAAGACTGAGCCCCCTTGGTGTGATGCTGGCGGCCTCGGCGTGCAGCTTGTTGATCTCCGCCAGCAGGAGATCGAGCCGGGCGACATCGGCGCGGTGCGCGCGCTCCTCATCGGCGGCGAAGTCGCCCCCGTCGTATGCGTGCCGACATGCACGCTCCCCCATGCCGATGGCCTCGGCGGCGAGCGCGAGGCCGCGCTTCTTGCCGTGCGCGCGGACGTAGGCGCGGATGGCCGCGAGAACGGCGACCTTATGGGACGCATTGTCCCAAGACGCGGGCGCGCTCATGGGTGATGCTCCGGGGCATGGAGAGGGGCCACATCGGCGCCGGCAGGCGCTTCCCACAGATCCGGGCGCAGCTCGTGGCGCGGGACGCCGGAGAGACGGGCGATCTCGGGCACGCGCTCAGCGGGGATCTCTCCACGCACCCGCCACTGGCAGACGGCGCTGTGGTGAATACCGAAGTGACGCGCGATGCGCGTTACCCCCCCAGCCTCGCGAAACACTCGTTCCAGATCCATGCGCCTATGTGAGCCAAAATCACCTCACGGGTCAAGCGCGAATGTGCCTTTAGCTCACTCACGCGTGGTGAGTTTGTGTCACATAGCCTGCATGACCGAGCATGTTCTGGTGCCGGGCCGCGTCCGCGAATTGCGGGAGGCCGCCGGCGAGGATCAGGTTGACCTAGCGGTCGCGATCGGCCGCAGCCGCACCTATGTCTCGAAGCTAGAGACGGGCGATGTCAACCCGAGTATCGAGACGCTAATCGCCATTGCCCACCACTACAGGACCAGCCCGAACTACCTGCTCGGCTGGTCCACCCGCGAACCTGGCGCGCATGGCGAGGATGTCGCCGAAGATGCGGACAAGCGGACACTTCTCACACTCTTCGAGCGGATACCTCCCGAGGACCGCGCCATCGTTGAGGCGTTCCTGAAGCGGCTCTCCAACGGCGCTTTGGGATCTGCTGTCCGGAAAGGGGATGAGGCGGCCTAACGATTGCTGATTACCCACCAGGCGCCTCCCGAGCAACTGAGCGAAATAGGAACATAATACCGCAACCCGCGGGCGTCTAGGACTGTTTCCCCATTTCGACTCCATTCTAAATACATTCGTCAACGCTAACGCAACCTGCGAGCGATGACGAGTCGATAGTCGCAACCTCGCGCCAGATCCGCTTCGGCGACGCCGGCCTCACGCGTTCTTGTGGGGATCTGAGCGCGGGCTGAACCGCAGGTGACTTTGGCTCACTTTTTCTCTTGACCCTCATGTGAGTTTCAGTCACCTTTCGGCCACCCACAGGGAGGCCGAGATGCCCGAGAGCACCAGCACCACAGCAGCCGAGAGCGGGCCGCAGCACACGGCGGGATACGAGGTCACAAAAGATGGCCGCGTGTTCTCAGTCGGCCACAACTGGCGCGGCTATGGGCGGCGCGAGATGGCGCAACAACCGGATGACCACGGCTATCCGTCTGTCCGCCTGACGGTTTCCGGCAAGCGCACAAGGCTGGCGGCCCATCGCTTGGTCGCAGCGACATACCTGCCCCCTCGCCCGAGCGCCGCGCATGAAGTGCGCCATCTGAACGGGATCAAGACGGACAACCGCGCGGCCAACCTGACTTGGGGGACCCGCGCCGAGAACGCCGCCGACCGCGAAGCGCATGGCCGCACGTCGCGTGGCGAGCGCCATAGCCTCTTCATCAAGCGGGGCCTGGAGGCGCGCCATGTCTGAGCCAACCCCGGGGCCGTGGGCCGATGCCGGCGGTATTGGGCACGGGTCGTGGATTGTCGGCCCCAATGGCGAGAACGTCGCTGTCGTCTATAGCCGCGCCTCGGTCCACGGAGCGCAGAACGCCCGCCTGATCGCCGCCGGACCAACGCTCTACGACTTCGCCGCCAAGCGCGCTGCCGAAGGTGATGTAGAGGCCCGCGCCATCGTGGAGGCGATCCATGCCCCGCGCTGATCGCCCGATGGCGCCTCTCACTGATACGTGGGGCCGCAGGAATCGCGTGCTCGCGGACCGCGCGTGCGCGGCTTGCTCGGCCACCTTCCGGCCACTACGCGCCTCCAGCCGCTTCTGCTCAAGGCCGTGCATGTGGTCGAAGAACGGCGGTCAGAACCGTAAGCCGTCGACTTGGTGGGTGGACCAGAAGGGCTACGTCGTCGGGCGGATCTGGATTGGCGGCTCGCAGAAGCACGTCAAGAAGCATCGGCTCATCGTGGAAGCGGCGTTGGGCCGCATGCTGCTACCGGACGAAGACGTCCACCACATCAACGGAGACAAGACGGACAACCGGCTAGAGAACCTGCAGGTCGTTTCCCACTCCGAACACAGCAGAATCACGAACCGAGTGCGCCACTCCGCCCGCGCGGAGGGCCGCGCGTGATGGACGGCTTCCGCGACAATTTCCGCAACACGACGCCGGAGGAGTCCCGCCCGGACGTCATGCTGGAGCCAGAGCCCGTGCGGCTGCTGGAGCGCCGCGAGGCGGGGCCGGAGCATTGCATCATGTCGGTGATGCAGCACGCGCCGGATGCGATCACGGTCAAGATTTCCACGACCAATTTCGGCGCCGCGTTCGGGTCATCCCACACGCTGGTGCACATCGACCGCGCGACGCTGGATCTGTGGGGCGACCTGCTGTTCCGCGCGTCCGAGGACGCAGCGCGGCCGGAGGTGCGGTGATGGAGGCGCAGACGGACCTCTTCGCGACGACGCTGCACGTCGTCGCGCTCTCGGGCGGCAAGGACAGCACAGCCATGGCGCTACGGCTGAAGGAGATGAACCCCGCAACGCGCTACACCTACGCCTGCACGCCGACCGGCGATGAGCTGCCGGAAATGTTCGCGCACTGGCGCAAATTGGCCGATCTGCTGGGCTCGCCGCTGCTGCCGATCATGCATCGCCGCGGGCTGAACGGCCTGATCACCGACCAGAGCGCATTGCCGAATTGGCGGCAGCGCTGGTGCACCCGGATGCTGAAGATCGAGCCCTACGCGGCGTGGCTGTCTCAGCAATCGGCCCGGTACTACCGCGTCATCTCCTACGTCGGCCTGCGAGCTGATGAGGAAGCGCGCGAGGGCGGGGACTACAGCAAGGTGCCCGGCGTCGAGGCTGTCTTCCCTATGCGCGAGTGGGGGTGGGGCCTGGGCGACGTGCTCGGCTACCTGGCGGAGCGGGGCGTCACCATCCCGAAGCGCACGGATTGCGGAAGGTGCTTCTTCCAGCGCCTGCACGAGTGGCACGACCTCTGGCGCGAGCATCCCGACGTGTTCGAGGAAGCCGCGGCGCAAGAGCGGGCGATCGGCCACACGTTCCGCTCGCCGGGGCGGGACACGTGGCCGGCGTCGCTCGACGGCCTCAAGGCCGAGTTCGAGGCCGGCCGCGTGCCGAAGCCGCGCCGCGATCCGATCGCGGACATGCAGTGCAGGGTGTGCCGGATATGACCGCCCGCGACGTGCGCCACATCGCGCTTGTGCTGACCCCGGCGGCCGCGCTGGCCGCCTGGGATTTCGCGGCCGGCACGCAGCTCGTGGCCGCAGCAATCCGGCATCTGTGGTGGTCCGTCGCCGTGCTCGGCGAGGCGATGAAGGGGTGGGTGTGATGGCGGAGGAAAAGACACGCACGCTCACCGTGCGGCAGTTAATCCGGAAAGGGGCGCACCCGGTGGCGATCGCGGCCTTCGTAGAGGTTGCAAACGGCGACAGTGCCCAGGTGTCGCAGGCTTGGGCCTTGCAGATGGCCGCGAAGCTTCCAGGGCATTGGGCCTACGGCTTTGCCGTCCGCCTGCTGCCCCGCGATTGGGTAATGTCGTTCCGTATGTGTCGCGTGCGGTACGACCGCCGCGAAACCAACGATGAACTTTGGGCTCGCATCTCCTGGGCCGTGTTCGCCGCGCTCTACGTGCACGCGGGGGACGATTGATGCGCGCGCTCTCGTTCCTCGTGCGCCGCGAGCCGCGGCAGGAGCCGAGCGACATGGCGCGCTTCAACGTCTCCATGCTCGTGGCCTGGGCGCTGACGCCGTTCGCCGCGATCGGCGCTATGTATATCGCCGCGTGGCTCGGCCTGCCGGCCGCCGTCGCGATGGTGCTGGGAGGCGTGCGGTGAGCGCGCCGGGCGTCTACCCCGACATGAGCGACGAGGACTACCGCGCCGTCCCGGCCGTGTCCTGCAGCGTCCTCAAGCGGTTCGCCAAGGTGCCGGCGCTGGCGCATGTCGCGCGGCCCGATACCGAGGCGATGCGCGCCGGTCGAGTGATCCATTCGGCGGTGCTGGAGGCGTGGTCGTTCGACGCGCGCTATCAGGCCACGGACCTCGACCGGCGCGGCACGAAAGCGTGGCAGGAAGAAGAGGCCGAGGCGGCGAGCGCCGGCAGGATCCTCATCAAGCGGAGCGAATACGACAAGCTCGCGGTCATCCGCGATGCGGTGCAGCGCCATCCGATCGCGCGCGAGCTGCTGGCGCCTGGGCTGACCACGGAGACGGCGGTGATCTGGGAGGACCCGATCACTGGCGCGCCGTGCCGGGCCCGGATGGACGGCGTGCGGCGCGACATGCGGCTGGTCCTCGATGTGAAGACCACGACCGACGCGGGGCCGTGGAAGTTCGCACGCCAAGCCGCCGACCTCCGGATGCACTGGCAGGACGCTTGGTATCGCGACGGCCTGGCCGCCGCGCCGGGCGGGTTCCGGCCAGAGGCGTTCGTGTTCATCGCGGTGGAGAAGGAATCGCCGCACCTGATCGCCGTCTACGAGATGCCGGCCGAGGCCGTCGAAGCCGGCCGCGCGCAAGTCCGCGAGGCGCTTGACCGCTACCTCGAATGCGAGCGGCGCGGCGAGTGGCCTGGATATCCCAACCGTATCGAGACGCTGCACCTGCCCGTGTGGGCGCTGGGCGAGCAAGTGATGGAGGACGCATGAGCGCGGTACTGAACCCGACCAATAGCGAGCAGGACGGCCCCGGCCGGTCGCTGACCGAACTGCGCGGCGGCGCGGTGGCCGAGGCGCGCCCGGCGCGGCCCATCGACGTGCTGCGGCGCCAGCTCGCGAACCTGCCGGAGATCGCGCAAAATCTCCCCTCCACGGTCAGCCCGGAGAAGTTCCGGAACGTGGTGATCACGGCAGCGAACATGGCGCCGGATCTGCTGAACGCCGATCGTCGGTCGCTGCTTGGCGCCTGCGTGAAGTGCGCCGCGGATGGCCTGGTTCCGGATGGGCGAGAGGCCGCCTTGGTGCTGATGGGCGGCAAGGTCCAGTACATGCCGATGATCGCCGGCGTGCTGAAGCGGGCGCGGAACAGCGGCGAGATCGCCTCCCTGGTCGTGCAGGTCGTCTACGAGAAGGACGACTTCGTGTGGCGCCCGTCCGATCCGGAGAAGCCCGTCGAGCACTCGGCGCCCGCGCTGACCGTGGATCGCGGCAATCCGATCGGCGCCTATGCGATCGCGCGCCTGAAGGACGGCAGCGTGATGGCCGAGGTGATGAGCAAGGCCGAGATCGAGAAGGTGCGGAACGTCAGCCGCTCCAAGGGCAACGGCCCGTGGGTCCAGTGGTGGGACCAGATGGCGCGGAAGACCGTGCTGCGGCGCCTGGCGAAGTACCTGCCGATGGACGCGGCGCCGATGGAATCGCTGCTGCGCCGCGACGAGGAACCGCCGGCCGCGCCGACTGGCGAGCCGATGGCGCTTGAGGGCGAGGCCGTGGACATGACGGACATGCCCACGCTCGACGGGAGCGCGTCGGAATGAAGGTCCGCGTCGAGGAGGACACCGTTCGCCGCCTGCAACTGACGGCGAAGGCATGGGGCGTCGTCGGCTGGTACGACATGGATACCAAGGGTGCGCTGCGGCATGCGATCGAGCAGGCGTATCGCGCGGAGGCGGAGCCCGAGCGGGCGAAGGGCGAGCACGCGCGGTTCCTGCGGTCCATGGGGCTGGCGCACTTGCAGGAGACCCGCGCATGACGACCGACAAGATCAAGGCCGCGGAGGAAGAGGCGAAGCGCTTCCTGTCTCGCGTGGCGAAGTGGCGGAAAGCGCAAGGCACATACGAGGCTTTCGGCCGTACGTACTCCATCGGCACCCCTCGCGAGAGCGGCGCCTTGCGACGCGCCAGCATGGATCTGACGCGGGCGCTCGCCGTTCTGAGGCGGCGCGCATGACCGCCACCACACGCGAGGCCGTGCCTCTGACCCGTGAGCACCTGGATGCGCTGGCGGGCCAAGCGCGGCGGCTGGCGGCTGACTATCGTGGTTCGCCGTTACGTGCGCATCGCGAGGTGTCGGACGTGCTGTCGAAGCTTGCTGCCGAGAACGGTCGGCTGCTCGCTCGCGCCGAGGCGGCGTCTGCTGACGCCGAGCGCGCGGAAGATGAGAGCCTCAAGGCCGGCCAGCGCGCTATGCGCGCCGAGGCCGAGCGGGATGCGGCGCGGGCTGCGGCGCGCAACGGCGGGAACCTGCGACGCTTCATGGAAATCGCCATCGAAGAGGATGGTGACGAGCCCATGACTGCCGTCGAGTGGCTGGCGGACTTCGATCAAGCAGCGCGCCTCGCTGACGCCACTCGCGCCGCGCTCGCCCCGGCGGAGGCCCCGCGCCATGACTGACGCGGCCGCAACACCGTGGGACGGCAGGCCCGAGAACCCGGAAGAGGATGGGTGGCATTGGCTCGAATATGAAGCTGGTGGGCGCATCGTTCTTGAATGGCATGCCACATGGAACGGTGAACTGAAGGGCTGGTGGGAGGGAAGCGTCCTAACGGACACTCCGAAATCCTATGTCACGCATCGGTGCCTTCGCTACCTCGGCCCCTGCCTCACCCCCGCCGAGGTCGCCGCCGCCGTGCAGGCGGAGCGGGAGAAGCACGCGTCAGAGGCTGCTGCCGAGATGAAGGAAGCGCGGGCGCTGGCGCTGGATCAGGCGGCGGCGCTGCTCTGTTTCTGGCCGATTGATAACGGTCCCTGCCCTCTCTCGGCGGCACAGGTGTTCGGGCGCGATCTTCGCATCGCCGCCGCCATCCGAGCGCTCGCGCAGAAGGAGCCGCGCCGTGGAGAGTAAGCCCATCCGTGACGCGCTGCGGGCGGCGGCGCAATCGCTGGAAGGCAGTGCCGCCGCGGGCGAGTTGCTCGGGGATGCCGAGGATCTGGCGGCGGAGTGCGTCGCCACCTTCCTGCGCGCGCTGCCGGCCGTCGATGTCCTGATGGACCGCCCCTATCCAAGAGGGCCGCACAGCACGCGCACCCTCGCCACCGCAGTAGAGGAGGCCGCGCGCCATGACCCTCGCTGACCTCATCGCGCGGGTCGAGCGCGCGGATGCGCCGGATCGCGAGTTAGACCGCGACATCGCGGAGGAAATCGGCTGGGTCATGGCGTTCGACGAGCGCCCCAACGATGGCGGCTCGCTTGTCCTGCCGCGAGAGGCAACGCTGCGCTTCCTGGCGTCGCAGGAGCGGAAGGGGCGGATCATCGCGCCCGCCTACACCGCCTCGCTCGACGCGGCTCTGTCGCTCGTGCCTGAGGGGTGGGGGCGCGAGTTCTGGCATGAGCCCGGCGACAAGGCGATTGCGCACACCTGGCCGCCGACGAGGCGCGCGCCACGCGATACATGCAGCGGCTTCGCCGCCACCCCCGCGCTCGCGCTCTGCGCCGCTGCGCTCAAGGCAAGGGAGGCGCGCGATGCAGGCTGACACACAACGCGTCATCACCAAGCGCCGCTACTCGGATCGCCTCGGCAGGCCGATCACCGATCCGCGCGCCATCGAGATGCGCTACGTGCAGCAGCAGCTGCGGCGCCTCATCACCCGCCATCTGGACAGCGACCGGCCTTGGTACGCATCGGTCACGGTCGGCGAACTCGCCAAGGCCACCAAGCTCCCGCCCTGCCGCGTGGTGCAGATCGTCCGGGATGAGATGTATCTCGGCATGGTCACTGAGACGGATGGCCCGATCGAGGAATGGGGGCTCGGCGAAGATGGGGAATGACGCAATGCCTGACCGCGATCCGCTGGCCGAGGCGCTGCGCCAATTGGCGTACGCAGGGACGTCGAAAAAGACATGGTCGGAGGAAGCGCAAGTCCTCCGCGCCATCCTCGCGCGCCACGGCCTCGCGGTCGTGTCGGTGGAGGAGATCGCGTGGCAGCCGATCGAGACGGCGCCGAAGGATGGGACTGACATCGTTCTCTACGCGCCATCAGTCATGTTCAACGACGCCCTGATGGAGGCCAGGGTCACTGTGGGACGCTGGACCACGGATGAGGAGTGCAGGACGCAGATCGGGGATTGCGGCGGCGAGTGCAGGTGCCCCGAATACGAGTACTGCGACCCGTATTGGCTGTCGTGGGACGGCGGATTCACCGCAGAGCATCCACCCACGCACTGGCGCCCGCTCCCCGCGCCACCCGCAGACGGAGGCGGGGCATGAGTGACGCGCGCGCGAGGACGAAGCCGAAGCGAGTCCAGCTCCGCCGGCTCAAGGGATGGCGGATGCCGGAGAACACCGTGAAGGTGGATCGCACCACGAAGTGGGGGAACATCTTCATCCCGGGCCGGGACAACCCAATGATCCCCGGACGGAAGGTGCAGGATCGTCGCCACGCCTGGCGCCTCTACCAGGCGCATGCCCCGCTCAACGCCGCGCTGGTCGCCGCAGCTCAAGCCGAACTGCGCGGTAAGAACCTCGCCTGCTGGTGCGAATTGCCAGAGGGGTACGATCCGGACTGCTGCCACGCGGCCGTGCTGCTGGAGATCGCCAATGCCTGACGCGCACGCGCCGCCGGACATCGTGGAGAGGCTGCAGACGCCGACCGGCGTCTATGCCGAATGCGAGCTGCGCGATCTACGCCACGAAGGCGCCGCCGAGATCACCCGCCTCCGCGCGGCGCTGGCGGAGATCGAGGACGAGGCGATTAAATGCCGCCGGCTGCAGGGGGCTGAAATGCCCGCCCCTGGCACACCGGGTGCGAGCTACGGCTACGGCAAGATAGGTCTTGCTGCCCGGGCCGCGCGGGAGGGGCGCGATGCCTGACCTCTGGCCCTGGATCGCGCTCGGCGCCTACCTGTTCGGCGTCACGTCCGGCATCGCATGGGCCGCGGCGTGGCGCCCGACCATCATCAGCATCCGCCTGACGAGGGACGACGATGCGTAGCACGCCCCCACCCTGGCCGCCCGCGCTTGTTGCGCCCGACATCACCCGGCCCTGCACCGCATGCCGTCACCACAAAGCCCCATCCCTGCTGCAGCGCCTGCTCGGCCTGCCGCGCGACGAATGCCTCGCTCCGCCCGTCCGCGGAAATAGGCGGGATCCGGTGCGAGGATCCTCGACACTGGGTCCACCCGAGGATTGCAGATACGCCCGCGCATTCGATGGCCGCTGCGGCTGGCGCGGCACCCATTTCGAGGCGCGCGATGCCTGACGGAGCCGCCCCGCGCTACGCCTTCACGCCAGCGGCGATGAACGCCTCGGCGGCAGCCTTCTACCTCGGGCTGGGCGAGCACGCCTTCCTGGCGGCCGTGGCGGCCGGCAAGGCGCCGCAGCCGGTCCAGCCTACCCCGCGCCAGCGCGTCTGGCTCCGGGACGACCTGGACCTCTACCTCGCGGTCCTGGCCGGCACCCGCCCGCCCGTCAATTGGCTGGACGCCTGCGCGTCGTGGCGTCAGGCTGCGCCGGCACAAGCAACCGGCTGGTGACCACGATGGCGCGGCTCCGCTACGTCCGGAGCTACACGGACAACCGGGGCAAGCCGCGCATCTACTTCCGCCGCCCTGGCTATCCGCAGGTAGCCATGCCCGGCCCGATCGGGTCAGTGGCGTTTGCGAGGGCTTATGCCGACGCGCTGGCCGCCACAGAGCCAAAGCATCCTCAGCGCGTGCAAGACGGCAGCCTTGAGCAGCTCGGCCAGTTGTGGCTGACCTCGCCGGCCTTCACCAACCTCGCCGCGTCCACCCAGGCCGTGCAGCGGCGCATCCTGAAGCGCCTTGTCGCGGCGCACGGCGCCCGCATGGTCAGGCTCGCAACGACAGAGAACATCCAGGCCCTGGTGAGCGAGCGGACCGAGACCCCTGCCGCTGCCAACCATGTTCTGCGCCTGCTCCGTGCACTGTTCGCTCATGCCGTGACGCTCAAGTGGCGACCGGACAATCCGGCGACGGGCGGGCAGCGCCTGGCGGAACGCAAGCAGGGCCACCCCGATTGGCCGGATGAGGTGATCGAGCGCTACCGCGCGAAATGGCCGGTCGGCACCAAGCAGCGGATGGCGCTTGAGGTGATCATCCAGACCGCGCAGCGGAAGAGTGACGCGATCCGGCTCGGGCGCCAGCACCTGCGCGCTGGCGGGACCACCCTGCACTTCTGGCAGGTCAAGACGGGCGAAGAGATGACGATCCCCGTCACCGACGAATTGGCGGCTTGCATCGCAGCCCTGCCGGCCGGCCAGATGCTGTTCCTCCAAACTGAGGCCGGCGCGGCGTATACGATGAACGGCTTCTACAACACATTCCGGGACTGGTGCGACGAGGCCGGGGTGCCGCGCGGCTTCAGCGCGCACGGTCTGCGCAAAGCGCGGGCCCGGCAGCTTGCCGAAGAAGGGGCCTCGTCGCAGCAGATCATGGCCTGGACGGGGCATCGGACCTTGGCTGAAGTTGAGCGCTACACCAAGGCAGCGAACCGGCTCCGGCTGGCCAAGCAGACCATGAAGAGAACAGAAATTGGCTAG